AAATCGGTCTATTACACTGGTAAGCTTTGCAAAAATAACCATGATGCTATGCGCTATGTGACAAGCGGAACTTGCATCGAATGCCAGCGTTTATCAAGAGTACAAGAACGTGCGCTAATAAAATCGATTCGTGAGCAGGTGGCAGCATGAAAGCGGCTTTTATTTCAAACATGTACAAGGCTAATGAATTTAGCCACCTTGAAATAAGCCAGATTCTAAGCGACATCAAGACAGAGAAATACAAACATGCTCTTGCTAGATTGCCAGCGTATGACACAGAAGCGTATAAAATACAGAAAAAGAAACTACCAGCATGGGCTTTTAGTGGCACGTTTAAGGGTAGTATTGAAAATAAAGGTTTTTTAGAATCAAACGGTCTTTTTCATATTGATATTGACGGATTAGAAAACATTGAAACCGTTAAAAGTTTATTGATAGATTCAATCCCTGAGTTGTACGCTATTTGGCTGTCTCCAAGTAGGCGCGGTTTAAAGGGTCTTATCAGAATAGCCGATGACTTCATTCATAACGACGATGATTTTAAAAAAGCCTTTTATCAAATCAGTGATTACATTTTTAAACGCGGTATTAAAATAGATCAATCGTGTAAAGATGTTAGGCGACTTTGTTATGTTTGTTCAGATAAGGATATTTACATCAACGAAGCCGCGCCAGCTTTCATGTTTGATATGCAAAAATGGAATTACGTCGAACCACCTAAGCAACCATCAAAGCCAGTTAATCATTCCCAACCAGCTAAACAATATGACAATGCTGAGCAAAAATATATCGATAGAGCTTGTGATGTAATATTAAGAGCAGGAAAAGGCGATTTTCATAATGCTAGGCTACGCGCTGGTAAACTTGCTGGCGGGATGATTAGTGGCGGATTAGTAAGGGACAACGACATAATAACTGCTTTAGAAAAGGCTAGTGATGAAATCCATAATAAATATGGAGATAGTGAAGCCACTAGAAAATCAGAACATAAAGCATTGTTAGATGGTATTGCTTCAGGTCGTATGCAACCAGTTGAACCAGACAAGGAAAAACGGGTAAATGATGGTATTGATTATTCGACTATGCCTGATTATTCTGAAATACCCGATTATCCAGATGATTATGTTTATGATCCATATCACAATGTTGTGGACTTCGAGACATCCAAGCCTTTTGGACAATCTACGCCTAAGCCACAAGCACCGCCTAAGGGCTTTAAGTTCATTAATGCCGCTGATTTACTAAGCAGAGAGTACAAGACTAATTGGCTAGTAAAGGGATTATTTGAACGCAACACGATGGGCTTAATTTTCGGTAACTCTGCCAGCGGCAAATCGCTACTAGTTCAGGATTTGGCTTGGTGCGTGTCGAATGGTTGGGATTTCAAAGGGCATTCAATCAAAGAAGCTTCAAAAGTCGCTTATATTTGTGGTGAGGGTTTCTTCGGACTAATGAAGCGATTCAGGGCATTACAATTTTATTATGGCGGCGTGCCTGACAATTTATTCATATCAGAACAGCCAGCGGCATTTATGGACTTATCCAGCGCGGCGGCAGTTAGCGAGGGTATTAAAGAATTTGGCGGGTGCGATTTGATCATTATCGACACGTTTCATAGAAACATGGGGGCTGGTGATGAAAACAGTTCTAAGGATTTTGCACAGTTCTTAAGTAATATCGATTTCTTCATAAAACCACTGGACGCAACAATTATCATCATTCACCACTCAGGACATGACAATAAAGAGCGTTCGCGCGGGTCGTCATCTATCCGCGCGTCTATGGATTTTGAATATCAAGTCAACAAAGATGAAGACATCGGCATAACCACCATTAAAAACACAAAGATGAAAGACTTCGAACCACCTAAGCCTTTGTCGTTCAGATTTAATCCTATCGATATTGATTTGATTGATGATGACGGCGAAAAGGTAATGGGCGTTATTTTGGAGTCAACCGATGAACAACCAACCAACGATAAAAAGCGACCACTTGACCAAACATCACAAAAAGTATTTTCAGCGTTATTTGATGCCCTAAAAGCGTATGGTGTTCCGTGTCCAAACGAGGTTAAAACTTACTTCAAAACGACACCTGAAAATGCACCTTTGCGAGTGGTTCATATTGATGATTTTAGACCTTTTGCCTATCCATTCTTTGATGTGCCAGCAAACAACCGAAGAACCGTGTTGACTAGGACTATAAAAAAACTAGAGTCACATAGTAAGTGCATGTTTTACAATGGTTATTTATGGATATGTTAATCCGCTACACCCGCTACGCTACGCTACATTTTATGCTTTTGTAGCGGGTAATTTGCCGCTACGCTACGCTACAACTCTCTTTAGAGAGTGTAGCGGAGTGTAGCGTTACCTTGATTTGATAATTGTATCGATAAAATAGGGCAAAAAAGTGACCGATGAAGACTACATAACCACGCACCACCCAACCGCCACCGACGCACAAAAAGAGGCTATAGCTGAACGAATAGCAATCATGGTGATAGATGGTAGCGTTGAAGAACAAAAAGCCCGTGAATGGGCTATTTTTGGCAAATTTGAGGATTAGAGAATGAGAACAGACCAGCAAATAATAGATCAAACCAATGAGCTAGCTCGTATTTTATACGCGCTTAGGGGATACCAGGTGAGCGATTCCGCGCAAAGTCACTGGCACGGGCGCGTAAGTTGAAACTCGATGTTAAAGAAGTACCAAGCCGCGCACAGATTGAACACTGGCTAATCGATAAAATGCAATTCGACAGCGACAGCATATCAACGTATGCGTTTTACGAGTGCTACATCACTGGTCTACGCGTGATGCTACCTGAAGCTGAAATCGATCATATCAACGGAGTACGCAATGGGCTAGGCTTTGACAATATGGGCGTAACAAGCCGTGATTTTAATCAGATTAAGTCTGATATGAGCATTCGTGATTTTAAGGCGTTAATGGCGTGTATTGCTGAGTTTGAGGACGCTGGCAAGTCGGTGATGACAAGGCTTAAGCGTGGGAATATGGTTTTTGTGAGGAAGTAGTGTTGTGTTATAATATCGGCACGGTTTTGAAGTACGTTGCTGACACAGCTTAATTCAAAACTTTTTAGTTTTCCTAGAACCCGCTTGCTGTTGATATGTCAGTGTCAACACAGCGGGTTTTTTGTTGGGTAAAAATAATGAACGCAATAAAGAAAACCGATTTAGTCCATGTCAATCATGGTAAGCCGTTTACTGATACTTTGGTGATTGCTGAAAAGTGCGAGCTGCCACACGCATCAGTAATAAAGTTGGTAAGAAAATACAAAAGCGACTTTGAAGAGCTTGGAAGGGTTAGATTTCAAATCGACACCTTTAGAACAAAAGGCGGTGTTCAGCAAAGGGAATACTCTGAACTGAATGAAGACCAAGCAACGTATTTGATTACTTTATTTAGAAATAATGACATAGTCAGAGCTTTTAAATTAAGCCTTGTAAAAGAGTTCAGAAAGGTCATTAATGAACTCGACCGTATCAAATCAGAACCAGATCGCAAACAAGCAGTTTCCGATAAGCGAGAAACCGCGCGATTCATGACAGACAGCCTTATCTTTGCCCGTGATTTATTGGGCAAAAAAACCAGCGTTAATCATTTCACCAACGAGCATTTATTTTGTAACCGCGCTTTCAATGGCGAATGGAAACCGCTTGATGAAACCACGCTCGATACTTACGACTTGAGATTGCTTAAGGCGATTCGTGAACGCAATGCTATCTTGATTCAGCACTATCCGAAGCAAGCAGACCGTAAACAAATGGTTGATGACTTCGTACAATCATACCTTACTAAACATCCTCGCTTACAGTTGGTTTTATGATAAACAAAATTGATGAATCACCCGCTTGTACTTGTCACATAGACTACACATCGTGTACGAATGAAAATTGTATTGAGTATGCTAAATGCCTTGATGTTGTAGAAGAATCTATGTCACCTAGTGAAGCTACGGCGGCAATCGTAGAAATTGGCATCGACCAAACAAAAGCAAAACAACATGTTGATGCAATGATTGACACAGGTTTTATCAATGGCTAAAGACCGTGTTATTCAGTTCTCAAACATCATCGGCAAAAGCCTTGTAATCGAGTTTCAACAATCATTGTTGCCTAAACAATAGCCCAAAAAAAACCCGCCAAAGCCGTAAAAACTTTAGCGGGTAAAATCACTTCGGAGAGATAGAGAAACTACAAGGGCGTGTAGTGGTGCTGATTATACACAGTACATTATCATCTGGCAATACGACACATCTCAGCATCAACAAGCCGTTGAATCAGCTTACTACCGCCATTCTTTTTAAAAAAATCTAGTTGAACACTAGACATGCAAACGCATGTTACTTTAACTTTGTCGATTGTTGGCTTACGTTTACGCCCGCGCGTTTCCTTTTTTGCTTCTTTCATTTTTGTCTCTAGTAATTAAATACGATTTTATTTTACTACATAAAGAAATAAGTTGACATTTATTTATTTCTCTATATAATTTTATACTAAGTTAAGCGACATTGATGTTGTCACTTAATCCACATTGAACCTAACTTGGAGAGCAGTCATGAAAAGATATTACGTTGTAGACATGAGTGATTATGTCATCGCCGTTTTTAAGTCAATCGACAAAGCTATTGATTATCGTACAAAAAACTATGTACGAGGCATGGATGTAAAGACATCTTGCGAAAACGTAAAAAAATCAGAATGGCTTGATCCGCGTTTCTGCCAATAAATATTGAATCTCCTAAAGGTTCAGCCATTAGCCCACTGGAAACGGTGGGCACTTTTTTCGAGGATGCAGATATGAACAAATTTTTATTATGGTTTCACTCATTTAGCATGTGTGATTGCAATGGTTTTGGAGGTTGGGCTGACTATGGACATTTTGAATTCAATGGTCGTGAAGAAGTTAATGAGTTTCTAAAAAAAATTGATATTGAGTTTGATTTTGACGCTGACGACGTTGACTGTTTATATTTGGGAGGCTCTAGTTCGGCTCATTTATACATAAAAAACATGGGGATGCAGGCATGAAAATACAAGCAGATATGAGTAATAAAGTATTGGTTACATACATTGAGCCGATACGAAAAACTTGGAACAAACAAAACAAAAACATGTTAGCAAAAGCAAATAGAAATTCTAAAGTAAGAAAAACTAAAACAGGATTCATCCATCGCTAATACCGCTAAACGCATTTAAAAGAGTGCGTTTATCAGTATTAACAGGAGATTAGGACATGAGCAAATACACAAAACTAGGCTTCGGGGATTGCACACCATCCTATCTAGAAGACGACAGACCTCAATGCGAACACTGCAACAACCATCATGACAACGATGGTGAATATTGCAGTCATAGATGCTGGTATTTGGATCGCGTCGGTGAATACAAAGCGCAGATTTTTCTATGGGTAGAGCTTGGAATGAATGATGAATCGATTATCGAAACGATGGGAAAGTACGGCTGGTTTGAGTCAATGACCGACTCAAGCGTAGGAAGATTTAAACGCGCGATTCATGCGCTGTTTGAAGTAAAGCTAGCGGAAGCCGCATAAAAAAAGCCGTCTTTGCAGGACGGCTCAATTTTAACCTAGCGGTGTGAGAGTATCAAAAACGCACCGTTTCACTGGAGTAAATAGTATGTATCAACAAGCACAAAAAAGCAACGCTCATGCAATGTTCGCGTTCGCAATCGCAACACAAGCCGCGTTACAGCTAGCGCAAAGCCAAGCCCCAAAAGACGCACAACCACGCAATGACGGCGGTTACTCTGACGCTGATAGACGGCGTTTAGTCAGTGGTCGCACGCTCAGCGCACTAGGCGAATTACTGTAATCCACACGGTCATGGACGACCATATTAACTAATCCAGGTGCAATCATGAATGAATTACTACACGAATATGCTGATTATATTGGATTTTTGTTCAGAGAAACATCAAAACAATTAAGAATTCAGGTCGATTATAGTGAATGGATGTTAGTAGTTGATAGATTTTCAGACCTTGCACAATTCGACAGCATACTGGGAATGAATATTTATGTTTGTAACTCTTTAGGAGGTGATGATTTTCAGTTCTGTATACCGTCAAAAAATGAGCAAGACAGGAAGTTTTTAAAAGAAATAAACGATTTAAAACAGTCTATTTCAATTGGTGATAACTATGAAAGCTAAAAAACTGTACTGGCACAAAAAACCAAATTCCCGACACAACCTGCGGGCAATGCAATCAACAAGAGGATGGAAAAATGAACGCTAGGAAAATGAACATGATTGACCAAAAACACAGAAAAGAATGTTGCTTAGGCAGTGACTGCGTAGAGATGCCAAGCAATAAACAATTGTTCTTGTGTGGGGTGGTTTTCGGCTTAGCCGTTGCCGTGATTGTTGTGGCTTTTTATTCGGTGGTGTGACATGAGTGTAGAAAAAATATCTTTCGTATTTTGGTGCGCAGTTGGCGCGGTTTATCTTGTGTCGTTGTTGTGGTTTTTGTTTGGCTGGGGTTATTGACATGGAAATAATGAAGTCTATTAAAGGCGGTCATGGCGGATGCTCTAATTGTGGAGAACAATTAGAAGTTTTACCGCTTGAAACGGTTATTTGTGTGGGATTTGGCTATGCGGCTCTGGAAAAAGACAAAGAAGTAGTTTTTTGTGAAGACTCAACTATGGAATTGGATGAGTGTATGACTGTATCGCAAGCAGAAGAACTGGCAATGAAAGAACCTGATAGCGACTGGAGAATACACTTAGTCGCACCATTGTCAGAACGTCATTATCAACGCCAAGGTGTAGGAAAATGGGTGTTGTACGAAAAAGGACAAGGATTTGCTTGAACATAAGCACGTTACGCATTCGCTAGGTATGGAGTGTGTAGCGTGGTGAAAGTTCATAGTATTTTGATGAAATCATGCTATAATTACATCAGTTATTTACCTTTGCTAATGCTTGTGAGAGAGTATAATTAGCAAAGGTTATTAAACCCTAACCCCGTTTATTTGCAATCTCTCACTTGCAGGTATCGGGGTTTTTTATTGGGCAAAAAAAATGAAAACTAAAGAAGAAAATGTTGTAAACGAAGAAACAGGCGAAATGCCGCTTAATCAAAATGCACTGGCTTTGGCACAGTCGTATGACATAGTAGTAGTGGACGCATCAAAGCAGTTCATCCACTTACGCCCTAACTGTGCGGCGGCTGGTGGTGTTTTTTTGATTGGCGATAGCATATTCGCAAAGGAAGTTAAATGCTCGTTGATCGCTGTCAAGTCGATAAAAAACGCGGCTTTCTTTACCAAGTCGGGTGAAATGCCTAAATATCAAGACTGGGCTTTGATTCTGTTTGCTGATGAAAAGTATAAGAATCTTAAATCGACTCTGGTAAAAACGCGATCAATCGCTGGCATAGTTGGGCTGGTTCAATCGGCAATGGCAAAGGGTAATAGTCCTGTTGGCGTGTCGTTTACCATGAGATTTGCCGATGCCAGCGGAAAGAATGAAAAGGGCGAGTCATTCTCGTACAAATATGTGCAGTTTGAACAAAACGAAGAAGAAAGCCCTGTTAAGCAAATGGCAATCGACGCACGGTCGGCAATAGACAGCGGCGAGTTATTGTTTCCTGAAATTCAATCTAACTAAAATAACCACGGCGCATGGACGCGCCAAGGAGTAGAGAAGTGAGTAGTTTAGAAGAAGATTTTTTAAATGATTTTGCTGGATATAGTGAAGACGGCAAAGCGACAGACTTAGCTTATGCAAAGTCGCACGCTGGTTTTATCAGTGCGTCTAAAGTATCGATACTAGCAACGTACCAGCCTAATATTGATGTGATTGAATCACTAAAAGCCGATATTTATGAGTTAGAAAGCAAAATAGAAAACTCGAAAAGCGGGCGTGTAAAAATGGCAACTGCCTCGATTGAAATCAAACAGCGTCAACTTAATAGCATGTTGCGTGATGACTTGCCAGAAGGAGCAGTCTCATGGGCCAGAAAACTAGCTTGTATCAGAATGACTGGTTTTTGCGAAGAGTCTGACGTGTCTTTTGACAACAAGGCGACTCGCTGGGGGAAGTTGAATGAACCACGGGCGATTGAAAAGATAAAAGAACGCTATCCAGATAGCATGTTTCTAAATACATGTGAAAATCAAAAATTCATCAAGTTAGATGGTTTTGACCATGTTGGGGCAACACCTGATGCAAAAGTAATAAACAACTATGTCTCAAATGACACTGTTCTCGATGTCAAATGCCCCCTAGAACGCGATATTCATCTGCTAAATTACGGACAAATCACAAGCTACGCACAATTCAAACGTGATTACCCGATGTATTACTGGCAAGGTGTACTCCAGATGATGTGCGCAAAGGTAAACAAGTTTATGTTTGCTTCGTACGATTGGCGGTTTGAGTCAGTTGGCAAAGACTTGTTTGTATATGAGTTTGACTTAATTCATGAAGACGCGGATTTTTTGCGGTCACGGATTGAAAAGACTGAACGTTTGATTAGTGAAATAATGGCAGGTGTAAAATGAACGAATTCGAGCAAGACATTTTAAAAATGTTGGAACACACAGCAAAAAAAGACGGTTTCTCTGATGATTTTATCGACAGTGTTTTGTTGCTGAGAAATCCTAAACAAGACCCACACGCAGAACTAAAAGCACAGTACACGCGTGACGTTGAAACGTGTAAAGATATTGACGGTCTAGATGCTTGTAAACTGTACCAAGTTAGTTTTTGCGGCGATTGGGAAGTAGTGCAAGCAGAAAAAATTATGTTTTGCTCAGATGCTAAATACAGACGTAATCCACACGCCGACAACATCATCGCTTATCACAAATGCAGTGATCGCGATAAAAAACGGTGGGAGGTTAGATACAAAGGATCAATAAGATGGTATGACTTAACTAAACCGTTTTTTAATGATGACCGAGAATACCGTCTAAAACCAGAAACCATAACAATCAACGGCAAAGAATACGCCGCGCCGTTGCGTGTTGCTCCTAATCTGGACACAGAATATTGGACAGTCTGCTTTTGTAATGGAGCGTTTATGGCTTATGAGTCGATATGGGAAAACCATAGGATTGATAATGGCAGGTTTAATGCTAAAAATTGTTTTGCAACACATGAAGACTGCCAAGCAGTAGCCGATGCTTTTAGCGCGATTTTGCGTGGTGATGATAAATCAGTCAAAGGCGAAACGGTGGAATTATGAGCAATAAAAAATGGTATGAGAACATCCCCAAAAAGGGCGTGTTAGTAAGTGTTCCTTGCGGTCAACTAGAAAATATAATAATCAGAATCATGTCGTTTAGAGTTGATGAAGACTGGATTTATTTTACTGATGATAATGATATTGAATGGAGAGACTCATTAAATAACATTGAGATTAACCCGCTAAACACGCAGGAATGGTGGGATTTTGCACCTTGGCAACCAATGGAAACCGCGCCGCGTGATGAAGACATACTGGTTGTGTTCGACGATGGGAATTTTACACAAATAATGTTTGAATCTGGCACAGACCCAGCGCAACCGAGATGTAAAAAATGGCTACCATTGCCAAAGGTTAATCATGAATAACGAACTAAACAATCGACTAATAAGCGCGCTGCAATCAGCTGTCGAAAATGCAAAAGAGTTGCTGAATAACTTGCTTATTAGCGTCGGAGAAACGACTATAAAAAACAAATACATAGCAGACTCATATAAGCCTGAAATAGTCGAGTTAAATGCGCTAATTAAGGAGCTACGGATTGCCGTTCGAGGGGATATTGATTAAATTGTTCAGTTCATTACTTAACCATTTTTTAGACTGTCAATAAATACCACGCCTAGCTACGAATAGCTAGGATTTTCTACTGTTTTCGGAGACACTTATGTCAATCAGGAAATTAATAAATTTTTATTTAGCGTGGGTACATCATGACGGGTTCATCCAGTTTATCCTAGGGCAACCCTTTTTTCACTATGATCAACAGCTTATGCGGCTGTCTGGATCGCGTGAGCATTTCTTTGTTGTATGGGGTCTGGCTATTGCCGCCATACTGCCTTTTTTATTTATGGAGTCATAAAAATTTTACATAAACAACGCGTCTATTTTTTCGTCATCCATGCCTAGTGTCTCGTTACAGAAATCAACTAACGTAGGATCAAGGCGTTTGAATGTGGTTTCGTACTCCCATTTGATTTTTAGTATTGAGTCGTCGGGCATAGCGTTAATCGTTTCGATAACTCGAAGTAACAAACCCGATTTCGCTAGTCTTATCCGCGCATCAGCCGCACTTAAATTCATCGTTTTTCTGATTTCATCAATCGATGGTTTTATAGTTGATGGATCAACAAACTTGCCGTCAAGATTAACCATGCCCACATCAACATCGTTTTTTACTTTCATCAGTGATTTAATAAAATCAGGGTGAAACCGTTTGTCTATATCTTCACTTTCGATGATTTCAACGACTGTGTCGTTTTCGGTTCTTGCGTATCTCATTATCTATACTCCCAAACAATAATTATGCCTTGAGATCCAGCTCCACCCTGTCTAGCCGTACTATCTGCAAGTGATGCTGCGCCACTACCGCCCGCACCATATCCAGCTGCGGCAACGCCAGCGACACTTTGAGAGAATGAATAGCCATTAACTCCATACGGGCTGATACCACCAGCCCCCGTTTGGCAAGACGAGGCAAAGATATATCCACCTTTCCCAGTGTCTCCTTTGCACCCAAAGATATTAGCCCCTGTCGGAGCTGTTCCACCCGCTCCACCAGCGCAAGTATTACCGAAGTTGGTTGTTACTTGTGCGGGTGAACCATTACCTGAACCACTACCGCCCGGCAATGTCAGTAGCGCGCCAAACGATGATGTTCCTCCATTACCGCCCGCATTATTACCCGCTGCCGCAGGTGTTCCTCCGGCCCCGATAGTAACCGTTACGCCACTAAAGGCACTAGTAAATATCGCTTTACCAAACGCTCCCGCACCTCCACCACCACCTGCTGATATGTTGCTGGCTGCCGCGCTAGCACATGACCCTCCTGCCGCACCACCACCGCACCCCTCTACAATCACATAACGAGTGCCAGCCGTTGGTGTATAAGTAGCCGTTCCGACTGTGCTAAAAACCTGAGCCCCCAATAAGCTACCGCTTTGTAATGGGTTTAACAATATCCAGTTCGTTGTTGATGACTGATAGCGCAATATGCATTGGTTGGGCATATCCCCCACTGCTAATGCTACACCATTTTGCCGTGTGATCGTGTGAGCCGTTAAACCATTAGGCGCGAACGTCGGTGTAGTCGTTGTATTAGTGCCTACGCTACCAATATCAACATTGAGCTGCATCCCATTAACTAATGCGGTGATAGCGGGGCTAAATGTTGCCGTGTATGCGGTTGTTGTGCCACTACCAGCGACATAAGTATATAAACCGTTTTGTATGGCTTTGGGTGAGAAATCCATCCAGCCCGCGCCGCCTGTATCTGGGTTAGTGGTGTTTCCTGCCGTGATGTTTAGCCAGAAACCTATATCGCCATATTTGGCTAGTATCGCATCAACTGGATAACCGCTGATTGCCGTCGAAAAAGTAGCATCATAGGTGTAAAGCAAGCCTTTTGCTTGGTCTTTTAGTATCGTTGTAATATCAAAAAGCACGCCGTTAAAATCAGCACGCTTGACGTAATAACCACCTAGTGCGGGGTCTACACTGTTCGATGGTGGGAAACCGTCGGGATAATTCGCATAACCGTCGTCTGTGACAGGTGCGGTATCAGGAACTGTGTTTTTATCACCACTCTGTGCAAATGGTATAGTAATTCGTTTAGTCATAATTAATTGCTCATATATCCATTGTCAAAAGTTTGTCCAGCCCCATCAAAGCTAAACATTTTATCTGGTTGGTAAAACGTATATTCAAATCTAACGCCCGCAGGTTTCGGGAAAACGCCTGATTGTTCAATGATTGCTTTCTCCCATGCCAACAACGTGAATTCAAAGTTTAGGCGGATAGTCATGTTTTCATTATCAATGGCATACGCCCTGCGACCATCAAAAAACGTGGTTAAAATCTTGTTCAGTGTAGCAATAGAACAGTCTGAGATATTGGCGAATGCTTTTAGCAATATCAGCTTTCGATAAACATCATCAGTTAGGGCATAGTTGCTAGTGGTATTGTTAGAGTTGTAGAAGATAGACTGGTCGAATCGACCGCTACCCGTGTAGTCAAATCCAAAAAAAGTAAACGCTGTCGGCACATAAAGATACCTCCCAACACCAACCCACACGCCCCAATATTCCAACCAAATACCCTGAGCTGTGTCGATATTCCAAACCACATCATAAAAATTCTGAATATCGATGTTTACATCATTCTGAGATTCTATGTATTCGCACAGCTTGCCAATGGTCGTTGGTTGGTCTGTTGTGTTTCTAACAATGTATTGCGATATAACGGACTTGTGCATGGTTACACCCATGTAATAGCAATGTTAGCAGTGTTCAACGTCGGGTATTTATCCGCGTTCACCTGTAAACTTGGGTTAGTCGGACTTGCTGAGCTACCGACAAACAGCGAGTTTATGATGATGCTAGGGATAGCCGCTTGCACAGGTGCAAAGTATTGCCCCGCATGTATTAACGTACCAGTCTGTGCTTTAGCATTGCCGTTTTCACCCGCGAATTGAGCTAGGATAGCGTTTTTTACAAGTGCGTCTCTAGTAGCTGGCAACGTGGAATCGTTGATCGCTTCAATAGCAAAGTAAACAGGTAATGCTGCTGGTCTAGTAAATTTTACGGTTGATGACGGATAGGGCGTGTTGTAATTATCAGTGTCTTGAACAGTCACAGATGTGTTGCCAACGTATGCACAACCGCCAGATTTCTTGTTAAAGATAGCTGTTGCCACGGCTAAATCAGTACCACCGACCGCCGCAACATAAACGCTATGTGCGGGCATGGTCACGCCTAGCACGGTTACAGGTGCGTCCGTGTCGTTATCCATTGCATAGACCATCTCAATGCCGTCTACTGTGCGGTAAATGTTACCGACAATGGATGAAACCATGCTATGACCATAAATTCCTATACTGAGCTGTCTACGCGCCTCGAATGCTTGTGGCGTTTCAACGTCTTGCCCTAATATGCCGTCACTAGCGTTTGTCGCAGTATCCCACCCAATCGCACCACCGTTATTATAGATAGATGTGATCGCACCCGCAGGGCATGAGATAGGGCCTGTGACTGTGCAAGCAAAGTCAATGTCTACCGTGCCACCTATACCAATCGTACCTGCTTGCGAACTTGCATAAAGATTGCCAGATACATCGGACACAACCGCGCCTGCTGGAATAATCGCGCCAGATAAGCCCATACAAGTTACGCTCACAATAGTCGGTAATGCGGGCAAGCGAATCTGATTATAAAAAAACAAACCTAAAGCGTCTTGCCAGATACCAGAACAGGTATTGGGGTTGAACTGGTTAGCGATAAAGGCAACATTCGCATCTTTCTCAAGCCTAACCGCCGTTTGTGTGCTAGCAATCTGACCTTGTGGAGTTACCAACGTACTTGAGTCAGTAGAATCAAGATTGAGCTGATTATTAAATGCGGCTTGAATATCAAGACACGCACCAGCAAGTAATGTGTCAGGTTGTTGAAAGGTTACGCCGTTACCATCAAAAACCGTGGGCGGCATGTTTGTTGTGATCGTCATGTTAAAAACCTATATCCAAGTTACCGCCAGCGGTTGTGGTTAGTGTTATGTAGCCCGTTAAAACTCTATGCTTTACGCCTGTGAGTGTGCATCGTGCATCAGCTACGCCTTTAACGGTTTTCGCTAAATCCTCATAGCGTTTTTTAATCAGTTGCAAAGGTGGACGTTTGCCTAATATCTCGGCTGTGTACGGGATGCCGTAGCCCATGTCGAAATAAACCTCAGGTTTAAATGTTCGTACTGCGCAGCTACAATCCTGAGCAATACGATAAGGCTCATCTGCTACCGCGATATTGCCATCAATATCAACAGCTAAATCCCAAGTGTTTGGATCTAAAAAAAGGCTCTTGCTCATTATGATACCTGTCCAGTTGTTCCGATTCCTGTTGTCACGCCCCCATGAATATGAACGCTGCCGATTTGTTTACCATTATTTTTAACCGTTCCCGTGGTTTCAATGTTGCCATTGATGATTAGTTTGGGCGTGGTAATCGTGATATTGTCGTCGTTAAATTCTATATATTGAGTTGGTTCGGCATTACATAACCCCATAATGTAAATAGCATCAGCGTAATCATGGGTTCTAAAAGTACCAGCTTTGCAAAAGTTCTTTATCTTTTTGAAAATTGATATATCTTTACTAGCAAAAACGACTAACCCCCTATCACCAACGACAGGACGCATGATAACTGCACTATTGCCGCGCTGTAACCTGCACACTGGCACGTTATAAATCACGTTGTGGTCTACGCTATCACCGTTGGCATTCTCTTGACTAATCGCGGGCATTACGTCTATCAACTCATTGTCTGGACTGTTCACCGCATGAACGATAACAGGCATTGCGGTCATCATGCCTTTAGTCATTTGCTCAACAATAAATTCCTGCTTTGACGCTTCGGACATTTGGTTAGAGCTTTGTAGTACACCTTTTGGCATTAAATCACCGCCTTGTCACAGGACAAATGAGTAAACCAAACGCCCCCTGGGTCTTTCGATTGTAGGTTGTGTGCAATTTGCCGTATGGCCCATTTACCATTTACGATGTCTAGCTCAGATTCTACGTTAATGGTCTGCGAATAATTGAGCTTGTTGGTAAACAATATATCGATTTCTAGCGCATTACCCGATGTGGCTGGGTACTTTAACAGCGTAGCGTCAGGGCTATTTGCCGATACCGTGATAATGTCGCTCGTGGGTTTAGGCTTGTGGTCATCCCAAATGCTTAATAGTCGTTTATCGATTGAAAAATTAACCCCTGTTGCCTTGGCTAATGTCCGTATCTTGTCCAGTGTCGAACCTGCTAGATAAGGGTTATCTATTTGTTTGTCCACGTTTCTGTTTTCAAACGCCAAACCAATACTCTCATTCGCTAGGCTTTTAAATACATCAGCTACTTTGACATTGCCTTTAAATGATGTGGCTTTAGCTGTATTCAATGCTTCAACTGTCGCACCATAGGCGATAATATGAAAAGTGATGTCAGGCTGGTATGACGCATCAATGAACGCCTCTTTAATCGTACCCTTAAACACGGTTTCCATGCCATTGACTGTATCACCTGCTAGCACCGTGATCTGGTTCAGCTTGTTATCCTGTTTGATAAATCCTATCGATGTAAGCCTGTACATCTTTTCACGCGATAGCCCCTCAATAGTACATTGCATTGTGCCATCAAAACCGTTAAAGCCTTGAACCACAGCAACATTCACACGGAAACCCTCAAGCAGAACCGCTTCTTTAGTGTCTGAATAAACCAGTTCTAGGGTAATGAGCTTTTCAGTATAGGCTTGCGTCATTCACCAGCCTCCAGATAGAACAAATTCCAGCGTGAACCAATACCCGTATAATCTGGATTTTCTAATCCTTGAGAGTCGATAAACATAAACCCGCCGATAAACCCATCATAGTTAGAATCCAACATGCGCACACGGTCAACACACAATATCCCTGATTGTATGACTTCATTATCTTTCCACGCGGTTAAATACACGCCTGTCGTCATTTGTCTGACAGCAATACGCACCACTTGCCCCCCCAGAATAGTGGTGGTGGTTTGGTTGGCAACTGGCTTTAAAGGGATTAGTAGCATGTTTTTTTTTTATTTGCTTAAAACTATGTTATAATTAATATTCATTAAAACTAATTGGAATTAATAAAGTGAGTAAAGAAATAATTGTAGCCATGATTGATAACAAACCCGTTATTCGCACTGGTGACGTGTGGAAGCGTTTCGGGTACTCGTCACACAAAAACCTAAAAGACATTATCTTGCAAAGAGCTGACAGATTTGAGAAATACGGGGTTTTGCGATTTGAAATCGCAAAACCTAGTGGAAGCCCAAAAGGTGGCAGACCTGAAAAAAGCATTTTACTAAATGAGCGTCAATTTTTAACGCTTGTTCAGTATGTTTCAAACACCGATGAAACAATGGATTTTAAGGATGCCATCACCGATGAGTTTTTTAGAATGCGTGAAGCCCTTGCCAAAGTTTCAACACCGTCACCTTACATTGAACAAGTCCGTAAAATCCTTTTGCTTGATGCTCCTAGCGAGTTGATTGAATTATACGATAATTACGTTAAAGAGGTGCAAGAATTACTAGATAAACCATTATTCGATATGTTAAAATAGTCCCTGTGGCTAGGCTTGCAATCCGAAAGCAGTTTTATCAACTGTTGCCACATTACTTCGATAAACCTAATGATAAAAGGTATCAAAATGTCAGAATCAATCTATTGTGTTTATAAGCACACAAGTCCTAGTGGCAAAAGCTACATTGGGCAAACTAATAATTACCAAAAACGATGTGTGCGCCATAGGGCAAATGCTGAACGCAGTGTATTTGGCGCGGCAATTAAAAAGCATGGATGGGATAATTTTACTCATGAAATCTTAAAAGAAAATCTAACGATTGATGAAGCTAACAAATTTGAAGCGTTGCTAATAGAAGAGAATAATACTATTGCTCCAAATGGGTATAACATCCAATCTGGCGGAAAAAACTGCATAATGCACAAAGATACAAGGGCAAAAATAAGCGCAATTCATAAGGGAAAAACTTTAACTCCTGAACATCTTGAAAAGCTAAGGATAGCCAATACTGGAAGAGTTCCAAGCAAAGAAACAATGGCAAAAATAGCGGCAAAAAACATAGGTCGAACAGTTTCTGAGTCACAAAAGATAAAGCAGTCTTTTGCAATGAAAGGACGTAAGCTAACTAATGAGCATAAAAAGGCTATTTCAGAGGGTGGAAAAGGCAAGGTTATATCGCAATTAACAAGAGATAGAATATCATCGGCAAACATGGGTAGAGAAGTTAGCGAAAGCCACAAAAACGCTGTAGCAATCGCTAATTCAGAACGTGTAATAAAAGATGAAACTAGATTAAAAATGTCTACTGCAAAGAAAGGTGTAAAACAATCACCTGAACACATTGCGCTGCGAATAGCAAAAACAACAGAAACAAGAAGGCTTAATAAAATTGCTAGACAATCCCGCGACAGAAAAGAATTTGAAGCCCGTTGCGCGTCTATGTTTAATAATGAGCCTTTCCAATTAATGTTAATAATTTAATCATTGTGCCAAGGATGGCGTTATTGTTTTTTAGCCTCAACCTGTCCGTTGTTCTGTTGCTTCTTTCCATTTGAATCAGCGGTTTCTTTTTCTTCAATCGCGGTTGCTATCAGCACCTCATCAAGTCCAATTTCAGCGGCGATTAACAGATAACCCCTGTCTGGGTTACGCGTAAACGCCACGCTAGTTATGTTGCAATTGCTATAAACTTGGTCAGGCGTAACTACGCTTAGCAATTGTAACTCACTTCTAAATCGTATCAGTTCGGATATAAATTTATCACGTTCAATAATATCCCCACCTTTTAGCAGCGTGATGTGAGCCTTGTACGGCTGCTTAACTTTATTGTAGCTGAGTAGCTTACCGCCCTCTTGTGGAGCATTCGATATGCTTGCCTCAAAATGCACATCGACCGTAGTTGCACCGTCACACTCTAAAGCGGGTTGGTCATTGATGTAAATGCCCCATATTGGCGGATCATCAAACAACGAGGTAATCGCTTTTGCCACTGTCGAAACATGGGCAGGGAAGCTAATTGTATTCTGTAAAGTCGGTATTCCAAACATCAGCGCATCCCTGAGTTAAAGTTTTGAGTGAGTGCCTCACTGATTATCATCTTGTTAGCCAGCTCTTTTTTAATACCTTCAGTGTCATTGGCTTTGATGTTAAAAGTTTGTGAGCCGATGTTTATACTATTTGGGTTTACTCGCGGGCTTGTTTGTTGAACCGCTGGCATTGACCTATATAAATCAGAAGATACAGGCATTTCAGAAGTTATTTTTACCTTACCATTTATGTCTTTATCGCCTTTCGGGATAACGATAGGGGGAGGCATGTTGGATTTCTGTTCATCACTAGCGACACTAAAATTCTTAGTTGGTGGACTCATTACGGTTGTTTTGCCAGCTTTGTATCCCTCTACTTTCTGCATGGCATTCATAATAGCAATACGCTCATTCTCGCTATAATCAGACATTCGTTTATTCTGTCCGCCCGCTGCTGCTAATACTGCCGCTTGATATTTTGCCGTGTTGTTTTCGCTTGGTGGTGCGTAACGCGCAATGGCTTCGGTTAGCGTTTTATCTTTGTAGCTTTTACCCTCAAAGATTAAATCAGACTTAGCTTTTCTTCCTGTTTCGTAACTAGGAAAAATAGCAAACCGTCCGTCCGTGCCTATTGCGCCGTGCGATTTTGCGAATGTTCCATATTCGATATTGCCAGGATTGTTATTACGCCAGTTTCTCGCTCCCTCCTGTTTAACTACCGAGCCATCGGCTTTTTTAACGACGTTCCATCCTGCACCTGTTTGCATAATTTGTTCTATGCCAGTGCCGCCGCCCTTTGAGCTATCTGCTGCGTCATTGTTTATTTTTACCGCGTTTCCTGCTTCTTCGTTTCCCATCCATCCTGCGACAGTAGCGATCCCTTTGCCAACC